CGGGGAGTCCGATCCTCAACCCTTAACTGGGCAGAGGACGAGCTCCGAGGACTTGGAGACGACAAAATCCATTTTGGATACCGTCGTCTTAATCCTCACGATGATCCTTCCCTTCTTCCGCAAGAAGCGGAATTAGGTGGGCCATCGTCTGTCTCCGTTGACTGGGAGCGACTTAACCATATACAAGTCGTATGTGATATAATCGCCACCCAGCTGGGATTCTTCGATCCCTTTGAATGGAGAACAAAGCATGGACCAGGTGCTGTTGCCGACCTACGTAGTGGGTTCGTATCGAAATACGAATTCCCTTGTTGGCCGAGCAAGCTCGAAACATCTTTTCCTATTGCGGACTTCGCTTTCGCGAACTATTCGCTATGGGCAGACGATGTTTCTCGTAAGGACGGACATAACGGGAGATTCTCCCATCATGAGCCACCTTCTCGACTCATATCTGTACCAAAGACGCAGAAAGGCCCACGGCTTATCGCCGCGGAACCTACTTGCTATCAATGGACACAGCAGAGCGTTAAGGATTTCCTTACTGAGCGAGTACGAAGGACCTCGATTGATGAGACTGTTCGCTTTCGCGACCAAACTCGCAATCAGTCCGCCGCACTCCTCGCTTCCCGAGATCAGAGCAAGGCGACGATTGACTTGTCGTCTGCTTCTGATCGGATTTCGTGTTGGCACGCTGAAAGAGCTTTTAGAAGGAATAATACCCTCCTCAGAGCCTTACATGCGACCCGTACGAGATGGATTGAAAATTCCATCGATAGTAGGTCTCCAAGATTTCATGTCTTGAAGAAGCTATCAACCATGGGAAGTGCTGTCACCTTTCCTGTGCAGACGATCCTGTTCGCTAATATCGCCGTGGGCGCTCTCCTACATAGTAGGGGATTGCCTGTGACGACCAAAACGATCAGGGCGGCTAGTCAGGAGGTCCGAGTCTTTGGAGACGATATTATCGTCCCCACTGACGTGGGTGCCTCTGTATTGGGAGCACTAGGCGACCTTGGATTCAAGGTCAACCATCGAAGACTTTCGTAAATGGTTATTTTCGAGAGTCTTGCGGTTGCGACGCGTACAAGGGTGTCGATGTGACACCTACGTATACGTCCACCTACCCAAGTAGAGACAGGCCTGAGTCCCTTGTGTCATCGATCGCTGTACGTAATAATTTCTATCGAAATCATTACTATAAAGCGGCCGAGTACATACAAAGGACAGTCATGCGGGA